AGTACCAAATGGTCATCTGGTAGAACGCATTCTGGGGCGTTGGCCACAGCACAATCTCGCTCTGAGGGATGGTGCGGTTGAACCAGAACTGGAAGGGCTGGTTGGCCGTGAAGTTCTTGTTGGGCAGGTTGGTGTAGTCGTCGCGGTTCAGGCGAGACATCGTGATCTCGGTGCTGTTGTTGCCCAAGTACCACTCGCGCAGGCTCAGGGTCGTGCCGCCGTAGGCCCGGATGCGGTAGTACGGCACGGTCTGGCCGTTCTCAATGTCAGTCCACACCCACTCGTTGTTAGTCACCGCGATGGTTCCCAAGTCAACCAGGGTGCTCCATGTCACGTTGTCAAGGGAGTATTCGTAAATGATCGACCAAGTGCCACTGGCCGCTGGCAGAAAGCCAATTGAGCCGATGAAGATGGGATTTGAAGGGCCAAAGTTGACCGCAATGTTGCCATTGGCCGAGGTCTGGGTGCAAATGGTCTGCACGTCCTCGTCGTACAGGTTGGCCACCGTGCCGCCAGCAGAGGACGTATACGCCCCATTTGGGCGGTTCATGAAGCGATACAGGGCATTGAGCACGTCATTGCCACCAAGGGGCAGCAGGTACGTTGCTTTGTCTGCCGTGAAGCCGTAGACCTTCTTGTCAATTGCCCAATACTGAATGCCGATGTTGATCAGGTCCGACAACAGGAAGAAAAGAGACTCACGGGCGCTCAGAACCTGCTCAGAAGTCAGTTCCTCGGCCAGCTTGCCGCAGCGACGAGCGCCGTGGTCAATCATCGTCTGGACCGTTACAACGGTCGTGCCCGTGGTTCCCGAATAAGCCATATCAGCACTTCCATCTGTTTAAGGCCGCCGCCTTGCGTGTTGGCTTGCCTTTTTCGTCTTTCATCGGCCCAGGCATCCCCGACATCCGGGCACAAAATGAGTCCTTACGTGCGCCGCCCTGGGGCTGTGGTGCCTTCAGGTTGCTACCCGTTGCGGCATTGTATTTCGCCCGGCCCTTGGCTGTAAGCCCTGCGCCCTTTTCAACGGGCAACTTCTCGCCCCGACCGACAGCAAGCGACACCCCACCACTCTTCATCTTCTTCTCAGAAAACATCTTCTCAACCATGCCCAACCGTTGAGGCTTGGTCGTCACATCGTTGACAATTTTCAGCCGTTCAGATTTGCTTTTGGACGGCTCATAGAAGCCAGCACTCTTCAAGGACTTGGCGACTGACGGTGTCTTTTTTGGCATGGTCAAAACCTGTATTTAGCTGTTTTCTGTGCAATCTTTTTTGGCTGCGCTACAAACTGCTTGCCCGCTGCTTTCCCTGCCCTCTTGGCCTTGGTTGTCGCAGCGTACTCGGCAGGGCTAAGATTTTTGATCGCAGCCTTTGGAAGGTAGCGCTCACCAGTCTCAGAAGATTTTTTGCCACTTTTTGTTCCCCAGTCAGCTTTTGTCCAAGATTTTAAACTCTGTTGTTCTTTTCGTAGTGCCATGCTACAATCCCCCAACAGGAGAACAAAATGGAAGAACTTTGGCTTGAAATCCCCGATACGGATGGGCGCTACTCAGTAAGCAACCTTGGAAATGTGCGGTCAAACTGGTCAGATAGGCCAGACAGGAATTTAAAAATCCGCGTGCGGTATGAAAAAATTTCTTTGTTAAAGCCTTGGGTCCATACGACAGGTTATTGGCGGGTTGCTCTTGGAAGAAATAATTTAAAGTATGTTCACCGCCTGATGGCGATGGCGTTTTTGCCAAACCCTGATGGGCTGACGCAAGTTGACCATATTGATGGTAATCGTTTAAATCTAGACCTTGCAAACTTACGATGGGTTTCGCAGAAACAAAACATCTTGTCTGGAGGCGAACGCCACCAGTGGCATGCGCAGAAACAAGCGAGTGCTGCACGCAGACTGTTTGTTGACAAGGCAACTGAGTTTGCTGCACTGCACAAAGAAGGCTATAGCTTACGCTGGATTGCACGCGCATTTGGAACAGACCACAAGGTTGTCCGCAGTCGCATTGACCAACTTGACGCTTAATCACGATAAGACCCCCCAGCGGCCTTGTATTTCTTGGCCACAAGCTGGGCCTTGCGGGCTGACCACTCGCCTGCGCCAGTGCCTTGCGTTGCAGCGGCCTTGACTTGGCTTACGATCCGCTTGCGCAACTCAGGCTTGGTGTAGTTGCCAGCCGCATTCACGCCACCACCGTCAGCCATTTTCTTGTCAGCACGAACAAATTCTTTGCCGACTTTTGTGGGAATGCCAGTCTTCTTGGCAAACTCAGGGTTGTGCGCAACCGCCGCCATCAATTTGTGTTGGGCTGGTGATTTGCTTGGCATAATTAACCGTAAGATTTAACCATCTCAAGGACGATGGTATAGAAGTCACCAGCACTAGCATCAGCAGTGCTGAACAATACATCACCAGTTACGCCAGCGCCTGCGTTGTTAGTCAAACCGCCGAACTTATCGAAATCCATCGTGTATTGAGAATTTTGTGGCACACACCAGCAAAATACATCTGCGGTTGCATCCCAATAAATCTGTACTTCCAAGCCATGCGTTGCGGCATGGATTTTTGTAATAGTTACGCCAGTGCAGGCTAAACCAGATGCACTTGATGTCAAAGCAGAAACATCTACTTTCAAAACTTTGCTTTCACCAGTACCGTCAGAAAGGTTGGTGAATTTCATGATTGCCATCCGCTCACCATCTATGAGCGTTTGACTTGCGACTGCATCGGCCATGACTTATTCCTTAAATTGAAAGCAGGGGCCGAAGCCCCTACCTTGTTTTAGCAATTCACCGATCCACCGCGCTTTTTGGCGGGCGTCACAGTGACTGACTCCTTGGTCTTCGTGACGCTGTCAGCTTTGGGTGCAGAGGAGAACAGGTCTTTGGCCACGCTCTTTACTTTACCCATCACCTTGCCGGGGAAGCCACGGATGGACTTGGCCATATCCATTTCTTCCTTGCTCGGGCCAATAGCTTTGTCATAAGCACCCTTGGAGAGGTCGCCGCCCTCAGCCATCATCTTTGTGGGGCCGTACTTCAGATTGCTCTGGGCCTTGGCTTGCTTCATTGCAGTGGCGTTCTCTTTATTGAACATCCCTTGCAACTTGGGATTGCCTGGGGCCACGCGCCCACCCTTCTTGAAAGTACCAGCGAGTTCGTTGATCCTTACAGGCTTGGAGGCAGGCTTGTTGCCCTGGGGCATCGCGACGGCGCGGCCTGAATTAACAGACCCCCCCGCCGCGTAGGCTTTTTTTGCGGCACCACCTTTTTTGTAGGGTGAAGATCCACCCATGCCATCGTCCATCATGCCGCCGCCCATCATGCCGTCACCGGCCATGCCGCCGCCCATCATGCCTTTGATCTTGCCGCCTTTTTTGTAGCCGCCAGCGTTGGATTTTGCGACACCACCGGTAGCGCAAGCCATGCCGCCGCTCTTGAAGCCACCAGCATTGCCCAACTTCACGCCGCTAGTTTTGGCAGGCGAGTGGTCAGGCTTGGCCGTGTCCATCTTGGTGTTGCGGTACTCGCCACCTTGGTTCTCGGTGTTGATGATGCCGCCCTTTTTGAAGCCGCCCTGGCCGTTGACAACGCCACCGGTTGCCATCTTGCCACCGTGCTTGAGCTTCAAATTGGTGCCCTTGCCGCCCTTGTGCTCTTGCATGTCGTGCTGCTTGAAGGCTTTCTTGATCATGGCCTTGTCTTGGCCCATGTCAGCCTTACCGCCTTTTTTCATGCCTGGAGTTGGCATGGGCATAGCGGCCTGCATCTGAGCAGCGCCGCCCACAGGACCGGCAGGGCCAGCACCAGCGGGCATGCCGCGCATTGCACGGCGACGCTGGGCCAGCGAGGGGGCCATAGGGCTGTTAGCGCCCATCATGCCGCCTCGGGCAGGCATACCCTGGGGCATGCCTCTAGGAGCGCCCATACCCATCATGCCTCCACCGGCCTTCTTGACCACCTTGCCGCCTTTTTTGAGCTTCAGTTCAACTGAAGGCTCAGTGGTCTCCATTTTGACCATTGGTTTAAATTGACCCATGTTGCTCTCCTTTTAGGAAACAAGGTTTTGGTTGACACCAAGAGCACCAACGCGAGTTGCGTTAGGACCGACAGCAATTGCAGGAAGAGCAATTGCCATCACTGTACGAACGATGCCATTTGATGCAGTGACAGGGACGTAAGTACCGCGCACATCACCAGTGGTGGTTGTGGCAGTATTGGTGTCAGCCGCCACAAACGTACCGGCGTCATCCGCCAACAAGTTGTTGCTCTTCACGCTGACCACATAAGCCACGTTGGCAACGCGAACTGGAATGCCCAAGACGTTGGTTGTGCCAACAGTCAGAGCAGTACCAGTCGCGCCACTCACGCTTACAGCGGTGATGAGGTAGAAGGCTTTCAAACCGCTCACAGCGGTGCTTACAGCAGCGCTAGAGGTGATTGCTTCGCTCATGGCTTGACCGTAAACGTCAAAACCGGTGACAGTTACAGTCACAGGAGCCACACCCAATGTGTAGGTCAAGCCTGTTGGTGTGCCTGCGGTGGTCACAACTGCCGCGCCTGCCGTGGTGGTCAGGGTTGCGGAAGTTGCCGTCACAGCAGTCAGAATGTAAGTCGTTGGGTCTGTGTAGCCAGTGATAGTACCTGTGCCACCCAAAGTGCCAGAGATAGTCAAACGCTGACCAGTAACCAAACCTGCTTGTGAAGCAAAAGTGATTTGACCACCAGTGCCTGCAATCACAACCGTAGACAAGGTGGCAACAGCAGCGGTGGCAGTTGTCACACGAACACCGCGAGGCATATCAAACTGAAAAGCGGCAGTGCCAGAAGTTGTGGTCACCGACTTCACGTTGGTTCCAGCCGTAAGCGTCAAAGCGCCAGCAACAGTAGGAGTTTGCGCAGCAGCGATGTTGTTTGCAACAGCGGCTTGAGGCACTATATCCCAGACATAAATGCGACCCAATGGGCCAACACCAATGCTCATTGGAGATGGGTTGTCAAAAGGCTCCAAATTATGCAAAGTCAACGCAACAGTGTTTGCAATGTTGATTGCTTGATTGAGGGTGTAAGTACCAGCACCACCAGTACCAGTGCCAAGAGCAGTGATAAAAGTTCCGTCAGTTACGCCAGCACCATCAACATACATACCAACCACGATTGGAGCGCCAAAGCCCACAGAGGTGATTGTCAGAGTTGAAGAGGATGATCCACCAGTACCGCCGATTGCGGTGGTGGAGTAGTTGCGCAAGCCCAAACCAATGTTGGTTATGGCTGGGCCTAAAAAGAGATCATCTGAAAATTGAGGCATGGTCTGCTCCTTGAAAAGTTTGACCAAACATTGAAAAAAAGGGGGAGGCTTTTGGCCGTCCCCCTTGTGGCTTTACATGCCGGGCGTGCCGTACATTGCGCGTGGGTCGGTGAACCCAGGAATGTAACGCTCGGTAGCCTTGTAGCGCATCGAGTCGGTCTCGAAATCGCCTTCCATGGTCTTCTCCAGCTTACGACGCATCATGAGCTTCATGCCCTCGGGAGCGTCGGTCTGCACAAAGAATGCCGTGGGGCTGGTCAGACGGCTGATCACGGCAGCGCCTTCGTCCAGCAAGCCGATAGACTTGACAGGGTTCAGGTCGTTGTTTGCCGTGCCAGAGCGCAGGACGCTCTTCAGCAGCACTTCGGCCTGGAAGACGTTGCCAGGAGCCACCACCAATTGGCGGGGAACCAGACGGATCTTCTTGCCGTTGTTGTCCACAGCCTGACGGATCTGGATCAACATCTGCTCCAGAGAAGTCTGGGACAGGTTGGCCGCAGTGGTCAACTGGTTGCTGAACGTACCGTTCACGATGGGGTGAGCAGTGTTGATCAGGGACACGCCGTCGCCGCCAGGAAACGCGCTGTTGAAAGCACGGTT